TATTTTCAAGGCTTTCGGAGGATTTTATTAAAACTCTATGAGGTGCGATAAACACCTGTGAAATTATGAATTTCTAATTAAAATTACTCAGATTGAAAGGGGAAATGAAGGATGAAGTTTAAGAATTACGAGGATTACAAAGCACAGAGAGAAGCACTTTACAATGCGGCGGAGGAATTGCTGCAGAACGGCGATGTAGAGGGTGCAAATGCAAGAATGGAAGAGGTGGAGAAGCTGGATAACGCGTATGAAGCCTTTGCGACGGCGCAGGCAAACCTTGCCGCCATGCAGGGCAGAGGGACAGCGCATCCGGACGGCGTGGTCGGTTCCGCAGGCAACGCAGCGGGAAAGGATGTATTCGATACAGATGAATATAAAAATGCCTTTATGAATCTGGTGTGCCGCGGTGAGGCTTTGCCCATCAAGTACAAGGATGCCATTGTAGGCAAGCTGCAGAATGCTGTAACTACGGTAACAGAGACCACAGCGGTGATTCCCACAACCGTGATGAAGGAATTTATCAGAGAGCTGAAAGCGCATGGCGAGCTGTATGCGAGAGTAAGAAAAACAAACGTACAGGGCGGCGTGGAAATCCCTATCCTGTCCCTGTGTCCTACGGCAAGCTGGGTTGCGGACGGCTCTGCATCCACAGACCAGAAGGTAACCGCCAATACAAAGGTATCCTTCAGCTATTACGGTCTGGAATGCAAAATCGCACAGAGCCTGATTGCAAATGTGGTTGATTTCGCAGAATTTACCGAAATGTTTGTTCCTCTGGCGGTAGAGGCTATCATTGCCGCACTGGATAAGGGCATTATCGCCGGTACAGGCAGCGGTCAGATGCTTGGTATTACGAAGGACAGCAGAGTCCCCGCAGGCAACGTCATTGAAATGACAGCGGAGGATGTCGCAAGCTGGAAGGCGTGGAAGGAAAAGGTATTCGCCAAGATGAAAAAAGCCTATCGAAACGGCGTGTTCGTATTTGCGCAGGGCACCTTTGATGCACAGATTGACGGTATGGTGGATTCCACAGGTCAGCCTATTGCAAGAGTAAACTACGGCATTACCGAGGGTGAAACCTACAGATTCGGCGGCAAGGAGGTTATCACAACAGAGGAGGATGTGCTGGAAAGCTTTGCGGCGGCATCCGACGGCGAGGTATTCGGTGTGTTTGTGAATCTGAATGATTACATCATCAATACAAATATGCAGATGCGCACCGACCGCTGGAGAGATAACGACAACAATCAGGAAAAAGTAAAGGTTACTCTGGTTTGTGACGGGAAGCTGGCAGACCCCAACGGTGTGCTGATTCTTAAAAAAAAAGTAACGCAGTAAGCGGCGGCACGTTTGATAAGCGCACAGACAGTGAAAATTATGCAGATATTACCGTAACGGCCGCCGAAAGCGGTCAGACCATTACAGCCCTGCTGCATAACGGCGCAGATGTGCCAAAGGAAGGCGGGGCGAACTGGTCTGTTTCCGGCGGCACTGCGGTTGTGCTGAAAAAGGCTTATCTGGAGAAATTCCCTGTCGGCACGGAAACCTTTACGGTGACAACATCCGCAGGAGCTGTGGAATTTACTGTGGAGATTGTGGAAAGTGAGGCGTAAGGGATGGCAGATTTAGCAAGGCTGAAAACGGCACTGCGCATTTCACATAACAAACTGGATGAAGAAATTCAGTATAACGTGGATGCCTGCAAAAAAGACATGATGCGTGTCGGCATTACTGTAATTAACGAGGAGGATTCCGCAATTCAAAAGGTGTTTGAGCTGTACCTCAAATGGCAGTATGACTTCATGGGCGAGGGCGAGCGGTACGAAAAAGCCTACAAAGGGATGCGGAACGGATTGAGTTTGTGTGGTGAGTATCATGTATAACGATGTTGTGACGTTGTTGGTAGAAAAAACGATACGGGATGAGGTCGGCATGAAGCAGACGTTTTACGAGGAGCGAGAAGTGTTTGCAGAGGAATTGCCCATCAACCAGAGCGAATTTTTCAAGTGCAGAGAAACGGGACTGCGCCCTGCCCTGTGTCTGCGGATTCCATACGGCGAATATGAGCAGGAGGAAGTCCTGCGGTTTGGGGGCAGGTTATACAGCGTGTATCGGTTCCGAAACGATTTCCATCACACAGAGCTTTACTGCGAGGCAAGGAGTGGTCTATATGAGTATAAAGGCTGATGCTTTATCGGATGAGATTGCAAAACTGCTTTCCGAATATGAGGCGGAGATTGTGAAAAACACAGATGCCTGCGGAAAAGCCGTTGCAAACGCCGCCGCGAAAAAGCTGCGACAGACCAGCCCCAAAAGAACAGGCAAATATGCAAAAAGCTGGGGCGTGACAAGAGAGAAAGGCGCGTTTGGTGAAAATGCAAAGTATATCGTTCACAATAAAAAGCGGTATCGGCTGACACACCTTCTGGAGCATGGTCATGTGACGGCAAACGGCAAGCGGACAAGGGCAATCCCGCACATTAAGCCCGTAGAGGAACAGGTCATTCGGGAATACGAAAAGCAGGTAAGGGAGGCGATAGAGGATGCGGCAAAGTGAGTTATATAAGCTGCTGCGCAGTACAGGGCTTGAGGTCTATTTTTATGAGGCAGACCAAGGCCCCGCGCTGCCCTACATCGTCTATCTGAAGGACGGAGAAGCCGCTTGGGGTTCGGATGGCAGAAACTTCCTGCGAAAAGATAGCTACATTGTGGAGCTTTATTCGGCGAGGAAGGATTTTGCCAATCAGGAAAAAATTGAGAAGGCGTTGGATTCTGTTGGGATTCGTTACGATGCAACGGAAATCTACATCGAGAAGGAAAAAATGTATCTGGTAACATTTGCATTTGACATTACAAGAAAGGTGGAAAACTAATGGAAAGAATTGTACTTGGCAGCGGTAAGCTGTATGTGGATGAATTTACAGGGGAGCTGCCTGAGGATGCAGCCATTGAGGTGGAGGCTAAGCTGTTGGGCTATATTCAGGGCGGTGCGACACTGTCCTATAAGCCGACCTTCTACGAAGCGAAGGATGATTTGAATTTCGTTTCCAAGAAAATCATTACGGATGAAGAAGCGATTCTGAAAAGCGGCGTAATGACATGGAACGGCGAAACGCTGAAAAAGCTGACACCCACAGCCAGAGTGACAGAGGATACAGCCAAAAAGACCAGAACTGTAAAAATCGGCGGTCTGAGCAACAACGACGGCAAGAAATACGTTCTGCATTTCGTGCATGAGGATAAGACGGACGGTGACATTCGTGTGACCATCGTCGGCAGCAACGAAGCAGGATTTGAGCTGTCCTTTGCGAAGGACAAGGAAACTGTCATCAATGCGGAATTTAAGGCACAGCCACAGGATAATGAAGGCACACTGATTTTGTTCAAGGAAGCGGACACGAGCATTGCGTGAGGAGAGGGGCACAACAGCCCCTCATTTTTGTGAGGTGGAAAAGGAATGTTAGATTTTACAACGAGAAAAAAGAAAAAATACATGGTTAAGCTGCATGACAGCTTTGTGGCAATCCTGCCAATGCCAGACAAGGAAATGTTCGACAAGATGGTAGCGGCACAGGATATGGAAAACGTCAACGATGTTTATGAGCTGCTGACCGCCATCATCAACCAGAACAAAAAGAAAAAATACAGCTTCCAGAAGATTTCGGCAATGTTTGATTTCGAGGACGCGGTGGAACTGTTGAAAGATTATCTGGAATTTGTAAAAGGTGTTGTGTCTGACCCAAACTAAAAATACCCTCTATGCCGACTGACGAGGATGATTTGCATTACAGCATATTTTCGTTATCCGAAAAAACAGTGATGGACTATGCACATCTGAATTTTTTGGAAATCGAGCATTTGCCGATAGATGTTTATCTGGGATTGCAGCGGGATGCGTTTATTTTCAATTTACAGCAGACGGAAAGTGGTCGGGAATATCTGGAGGAGTGCTGGCTTTTGGAGCAGACCGAGCCGGACAGAAGGGCATTGAGGGAAAAATTCGGAAAGGGGGCAGAGCATGGGGAACATTAAGGGCATTACCATTGAGATTGGTTCGGATACCAAAAAATTCAAAAGCGGCTTGAAGGATTTGAACCAGTCCTCAAAGGATTTGCAAAGGGAACTGACAGCGGTCAACAAGGCATTGAAGCATGACCCGAAGAATACAGACCTTCTGCGGCAGAAGCAGGAGCTTTTGACAAAATCCGTATCGGAAACAAAAAGCAAGCTGGATGCCTTGAAGGCGGCAAAGGAGAAAGCCGATAAGGACATGGCAAGCGGTACGGAAATCAATCAGGAGCAGTATCGCCGTCTGGTGCGGGAGATTTCCACAACCGAAAACAGTCTGAAAAATCTGACAAGGGAAATGAAAAATTTCGGCAGCGTTTCCGCACAGCAGATTGCGGCGGCAGGCGGAAAGATGCAGGATGTCGGCGGAAAGCTGGAGGGCGTTGGAAAGAAAATGATGCCGGTGACTGCTGCCATTACAGGTTTGGGCGCAGTTGCAGTAAAAACCGCCGCTGATTTTGATTCCTCCATGAGCCAAGTTGCCGCTGTTTCGGGTGCATCGGGGGATGATTTGGAACGCTTGCGGGACAAGGCAAGAGAAATGGGCGCACAGACGCAGTTTTCCGCATCCGAAGCGGCTGATGCTATGAATTACATGGCTATGGCAGGTTGGAAAACAGAGGATATGCTCGGCGGCGTTGAGGGCATCATGAATCTTGCCGCCGCATCGGGAGAGGATTTGGCGGCTGTATCCGACATTGTGACAGATGGCTTGACGGCGTTCGGGTTATCCGCACAGGATTCTGGCAGGATGGCTGACGTTATGGCGGCGGCATCCAGCAACGCAAACACCAATGTATCCATGTTGGGCGAATCCTATAAATATTGTGCCAGCACAGCGGGGGCAATGGGATACAGTCTGGAAGATGTGACAGAATCCCTTGGTTTGATGGCAAATGCAGGCGTAAAGGGTTCACAGGCGGGCAATACGCTGAAAAACGCCATGATTAACCTTGCGAAACCAACAGATGCCATGGCGGCAACTATGAAGCAGTACAACATTTCCATTACGAATTCTGATGGTTCTATGAAATCCTGGAATGAGGTTGTTGCAAACCTGCGTGCCAGCTTAGGCGAGCTATCCGAGGCAGAGCAAACCGCAGCTGTTGCGACATTGTTCGGCAAAGAGGCAACCGCAGGGATGTTGTCTGTTATCAATGCGGCACCGGAGGATATTGAAAAGCTGAACGGTGCTATTTTGAACAGCAGCGGGTCCGCTAAAGAAATGGCGGAAACCATGCAGGACAACCTAAACGGACAGCTGAAAGAACTGCAAAGCCAGTTATCAGAATTGGCAATTTCCATCGGCGAGGTGTTGATGCCGGTTATTCAGAGCATTGTGCAGCATTTGAAAGGATTGGTTGAAAAATTCAACAGCCTAAGTGACGGGCAGAAAAAGGTTATCGTTGTGGTTGGTTTATTGGTAGCGGCAATCGGACCGGTGATATTGATTATCGGCAAATTTGCAACGGCTATCGGTGCGATTATGACGATTGCGCCTACTCTGACAGCTGTTTTAGGTGCGGTCAAGATTGCATTTGCGGCAATCGGCGGTCCTGTTACGTTGATTATCGGATTGATTACGGCATTGATGCTGAAATTCATCCACGCCTACAACACCTCCGAGGAATTCAGAAATAAGGTAAACGCCGCCTTTGCCGGTGTGAAAAACGCAGTCACGGGGGCATTATCAGCGGCGGCGGCAAAGGTCAAGGAATTTGTGAATGTCGGTAAAAACGTGATTGTCGGTTTGTGGAACGGTATCAATGATAAGGTCGCATGGCTGAAGGGCAAGGTCAAGGGCGTTGTCGATAAAATCAAAGGGTGGTTTACTAGCAAGGAGGGGTTTGACGAGCACTCCCCTTCCAAGTGGTCTGAGGGCGTTGGTATCTACGTTATGGATGGTTTTGGTAACGGATTTGAAAAAGACGAAACAGCCATCCGAGCGGCGAGAAAAGCGGCAAACAACATCAAAAACGCCATTACCGATGAAATTTCCAAGGTAAACGACCAAATTTCCGAAATGCAAATGACATCCGAGGAAAAACAGGCCAAGGAAGAACTGAAACGCTACAAGGAAAATTTGGCAAAGAAACAAGCGGAGCTGAAGAAAGCCGAGCCGAAAAACAGGCAGGCTATTCTGAATGAAATTGCCAAAATCGAAAAGGACTGGAACAAAAAACAGCTTGAAGCGGCGAAGCAAGCAGAGCAGAAGAAGCTACAGGAACGATTGACCGCCTTGCAGGAATTCAAGCAAAAATATGAGGCTGACCTTGCGGCAATCGAGCAGAAGGAAACCAGTCTAAGCGACAAATTAGCGGACTATGGCGAGTTATTTTCCAGAGTGAAGGATGAGGACAGCGACAAGGAAATCTTCAAGCTGAACGATTTGGACGAAAGCATTAAAAAAATTCAGCAGTATAACGAACAGATTGAAAGTCTGAAGGAGAAGGGCTTGGACGGCGGTTTATTGGCAGAGGTTGCCAATATGAACATTGATGATGCACTGGACTTTACCGCAAAGCTGGACAGCCTAAGCATTGAAGAATTTGAAAGCTATGTGGAAAAATTTGAGGAAAAGCGGCGGTTGGCAAATGAGGTTGCAAAGCAATTCTATTCTGATGAAATGGAAGAATTAGCCATGAACGCCGTGGAACAGGCAAAGGGCTATGCGGATGATTTCAATGACGTTGGCAAGGCGTTGACAGACGGCGTTGCAGAGGGTATCAAGGATGGCAAGAGCAGTATCGTAAATGCCATTGTGAAGGCGATTCGGGATGCCATTCGGGCGGCGAAGGAAGAGGCAGGCATGGGCGATGGCGGTTCGGACGGTAGTCACAGAACAGGACTGCGAGAAGTGCCGTTTGATGGATACCGAGCAATTTTGCATAAAGGCGAAAGGGTGCTGACACAGCCGGAAGCGGAGAGATACCGCAGAGGCGAAACGGTAGCGAAAACAGAAAATTTCAACGTATATATCGGCACTGTTGAAAACAAAGACGAAAGAACCACAGAGGATTTCATGCGTGAAATGGAATTTTACAGGAAACGGCGAGTAAGTGCGGTAGGGGGTGCAGTTTGATGTATCAATATTTTATCTGGAATGGTGTCAATTCACTGGATATGGGCGTAGTGATGCTGAAAGCACCCTCTATTTTCATTCCGCAGAGGAAGATAAACGAAATCAAGATAAGCGGCAGGAATGGCGTTTTGCATGAGGACGAAAAGACATACCAGAACTATACCAAGGATGCCGAATGTCATGTGATGGACAGGGGGCAGATTGACGAGGTCTGCGGTTGGCTGACAGGGTTCGGAGAGGTTATTTTTTCCAGTGAGCCTGATAAGGTGTATCGTGCATACATCAAAAATCAGATTGAGTTCGGCAGTATTCTGAAAAACATCAATGAATTTTTGGTACAGTTTGATGTTGAACCCTTCAAATACAGCGTCAATGCCGCAGGGGATGCTTTAGAGCTGACCGCCCCGACCACCATCCGCAACAGTGGCACAGTATACAGTGAACCGCTCATTACGGTTTACGGAAACGGAGATATTACGCTGAACATCAACGGCAATTCCTACCCGCTGCGGAATGTGCAGGAAAGCATCACCATTGACAGCGAAATGATGGAGGCGTTCAAGGGAAACGCCAATCAGAACGGCAAATACGGCGGTGCGGATTTCCCTCGCTTTGAGGTCGGGAAAAACGAAATCAGTTGGACGGGGAATGTCAGCAAAATAAAAATACAGCCCCGTTGGCGATGGCTGTAGTTGTCGAAAAATGAAATTTATGGTATGCTGTAAGCGAGGATTATCG